GTAGACTCAACACTTGAACGACTGAGAGCAGATGCAGAGCGTACTGGCAACATGACAAAAGTCATTGCATACAAAGCGCAAAAGCGATCAGCATCCAAATAAACAAATTAGGAGCTTTTCATGAGTAATTCCTTCAGTAAAGAAGAGCGCGTAGCGTTTGAGGACATCCTCGAAGGCTTTAACGATGCTCTAGTTTTGTCCCGCAACGTATCCATCTACAACACAGATGGTTCGATGATGGAACGCACAAACAACGTTATTTATCGTCCACAGCCTTATATCGCACAGTCGTATGATGGCATGGACCAGACCAACAACTTCACCGCATACACACAGCTTTCAGTTCCAGCGACACTTGGCTTTCAAAAGTCTGTGCCGTTCATTCTTGATGCTTTGGAATTGCGTGATGCACTGCAAGAAGGTCGCTTGGGTGAAGCTGCAAAGCAGAAGCTGGCATCCGACATCAACATCGCAATCATGAACGTCGCAGCAGCTCAAGGCTCGCTGGTCGTTACCGTGAGCACTGCGGCTGGTGACTACGACGATGTGGCTTTGTGCGACTCAATCATGAACGAACAGGGCGTACAAGCCTTTGACCGTTACTTGGCTTTGTCTTCACGCGACTACAACGGCATCGCTGGCAACATTGCTGGTGGTACTGGTAGCGCATCCGTGTCCCGTAGTTTTGCAGGCACTAAGTCCAACACCGCTTTTGAGCGTTCTTTTGTTGGAATGGTTGCAGGCTTTGAGACTTATAAGTTGGACTATGCAAATCGTTTGACTGGTGCAACTGGTGCTGACCCAACAATGAGCACCTTGGCTGCGGCTAACAACTATTATGTGCCTGTGGCAACATCTACAGCGGCAACTGGTGAAACGCAAAACGTGGACAATCGTTTCCAAACGATTACCGTGTCAAGCACCACCGACTTGCCTGCTGGAACTGCCATCGAAATTACAGGCGTTGAAGCTGTCCATCACATCACCAAACAAGGTACTGGATTCTCCAAAACTTTCCGTGTGGTGCAAGTGATTAATGCAACAACCTGTGTGATTACACCTCCCATTATTTCTGCACAAGGTGGAACTGATGCCGAGTTGCAATACCAGAACTGTATCGTTACCGCTGCTGCTGGTCGCACAATGAACCGATTGAATACCACCACTGCACCTATCAACTGCTTCTGGCAGAAAGATGCGTTGGAGATTCTGCCCGGTCGTTACGCTGTCCCGTCTGATGCTGGTGTCGCAGTAATGCGTGCCTCAACAGATCAAGGCATCGAACTGGTCATGCAAAAGCAGTATGACGTTAACACCATGAAAACCAAGTATCGTTTGGATACTTTGTTTGGCGTGGTCAATAAGCAGCCAGAAATGTCTGGTATTTTGCTATTCGGTCAAGCCTAAGGAGATATCATGAGTTACAACGTAATTTTTACACAAGGCACAGTTACCGTTGCCGTACCCGCAGGCGAGAAAATTGCCGTTCAAGCCTATTCAGCAGCAAGCGTGTTTCAAGAAGTTGGTTTCCCCAACTTTCCTGATGCAAACGACCTGTTATCGGTAGTTGAGAACACCACCTATGTGTCAGGCGCATTTACCAATGCCACCAATGTGATTATTCAAGCTGGTGCATCGGGTGCGAACTACGCAGTTGGTATTGCCCCAGTAATCACTGACGATGGCAACTGGCAACTTCAGGGTGCGCCTGCTGACATAGCTGATGGTGCATCGATGATCGCCACAGCAGCAAATGTGCTTACTGGCATCATTACTGCAACCCCAACCACTGCCCGTAGCATTCAACTGCCAACGGGTGCAAACCTTGACTTGGCAACAGAATGGGCAATCGGCGAAGGTTTTGACTTCAGCGTCATTACTTTGGCTGCATTTGTTTTGACCATCACGGTCAATACAGGTGTGACCATTGTGGGTGCTGCCACAACTGCGGCAACGGCTGGTTCAACATCACGTTTTCGCTTACGCAAAACTGCCGCTGATACCTTTATCGCTTACCGCATAAGTTAATCAACCCGACAGGCCAGCAGCGATGTTGGCCTGTTTCACATGGAGATCAAAATGCCAATGAAACAAGGTTATTCCAAAAAGACCATCGGTAAGAATATTGCGATGGAAATGAAATCAGGCAAACCCCAAAAGCAAGCTGTTGCAATGGCTTTAGGAATGGCAACCAAGTCGGCAAAAACTGCTGGTAAGTCAAGCAAAGCACCAATGAAAAAGATGAAATGATTAAGTCTGCTGCAATCGTCAAGGCCAAGACTCTTGCCCCGTGGAAAGAGTTGCGGCTGCAAAAGCGCAAACTTAAAAAAGCACAAACAGCAGAGCGCAAGGCAACAAAGCAGATTCGTCCATCGCCGATTGGCTCACAGATAGTGCTCGATGAGCCGCTAGTTGAGGATAGCCCAGCAACCCGCGAGGAAATGCTACAACAAGCCGAAGCGATTGGTTTGAAGGTTGACAAACGCTGGTCAGATGCGACACTACTTAAACATATTGAGGAGTTGACATGGGCTACACAAAACGACAATTCATAAGTGCCGCCTTTGAAGAAATCGGGCTTGCGTCTTACGTTTTTGACTTGCAGCCTGAACAGTTGCAATCTGCCCTGCGCCGCCTTGACGCAATGATGGCAGACTGGAACGCCAAGGGCATCCGCTTGGGTTACCCTTTGCCATCCAGCCCACAAGACAGCAGCTTAGATGAGGAAACTCTAGTGCCTGATTCGGCTTATGAAGCAATCATTTGCAGTCTGGGTATCAGACTTGCACCAAGTTTTGGCAAGACCGTAATGATTGAGACCAAGACCACGGCAAAGCAGGGTTACGACATCCTGCTGCAAAGAGCTACATTCCCGCTGGAACAGCAACTGCCTGCGACAATGCCTGCTGGTGCTGGCAACAAGCCTTGGAGGGTCTACGACAATCCGTATGTCAGGCCACCTTATTTCCCCGTGGATGCTGGCCCTGATGGGCCTCTCGAATATAACTAAGGACAATCATGCCAACGATCAATCAACTGCCAGTCCTGAACGTCATTTCAAGTGGCGACCAGCTTCCTGTTTACTCACCAAACAACGGGGACGCAAGACGCACCTCGATTGGTTCTTTGCTGACTTTTTTCCAGCAGACTTTTGCTTCACCAACGCTTTCGGTGAATCTTTTTGTTCCTGGCAATGGGTTCAACATTACAGTGCCAACCCCTGTCAGCAATGACCAATGGATGCTTTTGCAGCCTGCTGGAACGCTGGCAACTGGCACGATTACCCTGCCTTTGAACACTGGAGTGCCTGATGGCACATCGGTATTGATTACCACCACCCAAGAAATTACCTCGCTGACGATTGCGCTGAATGGCGCATCTGCTATTTATGGTGGTGTGACTTCATTGGCTGCAGGGACTGCGACAGCGATTCGGTTCTATCAACCGACAAATTCGTGGTATCAGATTAATGCTGAAACCGTTTATGCGGCTGGTATTCAGGCTTTCTTGGCAACGCCATCTAGCGCCAATCTACGGGCGGCAATGACTGATGAGACCGGCACGGGTCTGCTGGTGTTCAACACCAGCCCGACTTTAGTAACGCCGATTCTGGGCGTACCGACCTCGGGGACATTGACCAATTGCACAGGCTTGCCCATTGCAACTGGAGTATCCGGTTTGGCTGCAAACGTTGCAACATTTTTAGCAACTCCATCGAGTGCGAATCTGGCTGCTGCACTGACTGATGAAACAGGCACAGGCGCAAACGTATTTGCAAACACTCCAACATTGGTGACACCAGCAATCGGGGCAGCAACTGGAACAAGCCTTGCTTTAACAAGTTTTCTTGCAACTCAGGGAAGCATTATCAACAACGGCGGCAGTGGCAAAGTTGGTTATGCGGCGGGTGCTGGGGGCGCAGTAACGCAAGCAACAAGCAAATCTACTGGAGTATCCCTGAGCAAACAAAGTGGTCAAATCACCATGAATGCTGCGGCACTTGCCGCTTCAACTACTGTGAGCTTTACGTTAACTAATACAATTATTGAAGCCAATGATGTATTGATTTTGAATCATGTTAGTGCAGGTACAGCAGGTGCATACACACTGAATGCACAGGTCAGTGCAGGAAGTGCAAGCATCAACGTGCGGAATGTGACCCTTGGGTCATTGTCAGAGGCCATTGTGATTCAATTTATCGTTATCAACGGAGCGGTTACTTAATGGCAACCAAACCCAAGTCCTCGGTTAATGAGGCTGGCAACTACACAAAGCCAACCATGCGCAAAGCCTTGTTTGAGAAAATCAAGGCAGGGACAAAGGGCGGCGATCCGAATGAGTGGAGCGCGAGAAAAGCCCAGCTATTGGCTGTGGAGTACAAGAAAAAGGGCGGAAACTACCGATGAAAGCCCCACAAAAAAGCCTGAAGGACTGGGGTTCGCAAGATTGGCGCACTAAGTCAGGCAAGCCATCGTCTGAAACTGGCGAGCGCTATCTGCCTGCAAAGGCCATCAAAGCCCTGACTGCGGCTGAGTATGCAGCAACCACACGGGCAAAGCGTAAGGATACAAAGGCAGGCAAGCAGTTTGCAAAGCAGCCAAAGAAGGTTGCTGAAAAGATCAAGAGTTACAGATGAAAACCCCAGCCTACGCACGCAAGGAAGGACAGAATCCTAAAGGCGGTTTGAACGCCAAAGGTCGCGCTGCGGCAAAGGCCGAGGGCATGAATCTAAAGCCTCCAGTCAAGACTGGTGACAACCCCCGCAGGGCATCGTTTCTAGCCCGTATGGGGGGCAATCCTGGCCCTGAATATAAAGACGGGGAGCCTACCCGCCTGCTGTTGAGTTTGAGGGCTTGGGGCGCTACTTCAAAGGCAGATGCACAAGCCAAGGCAAAGAAAATATCGGCCAGAAACAAGGCAAAGTGATGCAAATACCTATCCTGAACGGTATTTACACCGACAACACACCAGAACTGCGTACATCGTATCCAGTCAACCTTGTACCTGTGCCAAAACAATCAGGTATCAGTAATGGGTTTCTGCGCCCAGGGGATGGTATTGTGTCAAACGGCACAGGCCCAGGAATTGATCGAGGTGGCATCAACTGGCAGGGCAGTTTGTATCGGGTGATGGGCACAAAGCTGGTCGAAATAGACAGCGCAGGCATAGTGACTACATTGGGCGATGTAGGTGGGCCAACAGATCAACTGGTGACCTTTGATTACAGCTTTGACCTGTTAGCAATTGCATCGGGTGGGCGGCTCTATTACTGGAGTGGTACAACCCTCACTCAAGTCACAGACCCTGATCTTGGGGTAGTGCTAGATTTCTGCTGGGTGGATGGTTATTTTATGACCACTGATGGTGAGTTTTTGATCGTCACTGAGTTGTCAGACCCATTGGTAGTAAATCCGTTGAAATACGGTAGTTCAGAAGTAGACCCAGACCCTATTGTTGCTTTGCTAAAACTGCGAAACGAGGTCTATGCGCTGAACAGAAATACTGTTGAGGTATTTGATAATGTAGGCGGGGAACTTTTCCCGTTTGCCAGAATTGATGGTGCACAGTTGCAAAAGGGTGTGGTGGGCACACAGGCTTGTTGTGTCTTTATTGAACGCATTGCATTTTTAGGCAGTGGGCGTAACGAAGCCCCAGGCATCTACATCGGGGCAGCCGCAACAACTCAAAAGGTTAGCACCCAAGAAATTGACAACATCCTTTTGGAATACACAGAAGCGCAATTGGCTTTGGTAAAGCTAGAAGCCAGGAACGACAAGAACCACCAGCATCTTTATGTACATTTGCCTGACCAAACTTTGGTTTATGACGCATCTGCATCTGAGGCTTTGCAAACCCCTGTGTGGTTTACTTTGGTAAGCACTTTGGTGGGTCTTTCGCAATATCGTGCTAGAAACATGGTGTGGGTCTATGACAAGTGGATGGTGGGTGACCCACAGACAAGCAACATCGGCTACTTGGTGCAGGACACAGGCCATCATTGGGGACAGCAAGTCTACTGGGAGTTCGGCACACTGATCGTCTACAACGAAAGCAATGGGGCGATATTCAACGAACTGGAATTGGTCAGCTTGACAGGCAGCATTGCACTTGGCAAGAATCCGCAAATCAGCACCAGCTATTCACTGGATGGCAAAGCCTACTCGCAAGAACGGTTTATCTCTGTTGGCACGATTGGCAATACCAAGAAACGCCTGGCCTGGTTCCAGCAAGGGCACATGAGGAATTGGCGCATACAGCGTTTTCGTGGGGATAGTGATGCCCATGTGTCTTATGTGCGACTTGAAGCCCAGATAGAAGCATTGGCATACTGATGGCAACCGCACCCATTTCCCGCAGACTTAACTTAACGCGAGATCAACTTGCGGCGTTTCTGACCGACCAGCAGCAGATCAGGCAGTTTGAATTGCTGTTTTCTACGGTTGATACTTTGCAAGTTATTGTCGGAACTGACTTTGAGTTTCAAGCAGACAATGCTGCGGCTACTGCGAATGAGGCGCTAGCGCAAATCCAAACGCTTACACAAAGCACTGGTGTCGAAAATGCTGTGCTAAATGCCAAGGTGCAACAAGCATTGGATGCTATAGCGCGATTGGTTCAATCATTAGAGTTGCTTGCACTTGCCCCTGTGCGCAATAATGTGGAATTAGAGCATGATGTAAATGGCATCTTGCCGTATGCAAACCAAACCCCAAGGGTACGATCAAATCAGGTGCTGACATGGCTTTCGATGTAATTACCCCTGTTAAATTAGGCCAAGCCGCCATCACGACAGGCGTGACCACGCTATATACGGTTCCGGCTAGTACACGAACGCTGCTCAAAGAATTCAGCATTGCCAATACCACGGCAGCGGACATCAATGTGCGGGTGTTTTTAGTGCCATCCGCAGGCGCAGCAGGGACTGGTAATGCGTTCCTCTACGATGTGCCTGTACCCGCAAATAACGCTTTGCAGTACAACGGAATAGAAGTGCTTAATGCTGGAGACACCATCCAAATTCAGGCAGCATTGGCTGGTCTCACAATCATTGCAAGCGGTGGCGAAGCCACTTAAGGAGTAGATATGACAGTCACGATAAAAGTTTTAATTCCAGCTAAACAAGCTGAAAACGCACAGACCACGCAATACACAGCTACCAACTGTAAGACTATTATTGACAAGTTTACCGCTACCAATACCACGGCAGGGAATGTGACTATTAGCGTCAATTTGGTTACTGCGGCAGGCAGTGCAGCCACATCAAACCTGATTGTAGATGCCCGCAGTATTGCACCTGACGAGACCTACACATTCCCTGAATTAGTAGGACAAGCACTTGAACCAAGTGGGTTTATCTCGACTGTTGCTAGTGCAGCCACATCATTGACCATCAGAGCCAATGGGCGCGAAATTACTTAAGGAGTAGAAATGAAAGACTTTATGATGATGCCCAAGGGTTTCATGGGCTTGCCAAGCGAAGAGGCGTTTTTAACCATTGCTGAGAATAAAGCAAATTTCCTGATTGCGGTAAAAGATTGGCACTATGGGCCAGAGGAACCCAGCAACGACCCAAAGGCAAACCCTGAGTTTTATGACTCACTGGCAGAGGCCATGCAGTGTGATGCAAAGGACGCAAGGCGCAAGCATTGCTCTAACTGCGAATACTACGACAACAGCTTAATGACCCAAGTCAGGATTGAGCGCATTCCGATGGCTGGATATGACACGGGATATGGCTATCGTGGGCATTGCGAAAAGCTGAACTTTATCTGCAACGATATGCGGGTTTGTCAGGCTTGGGAAGACAGAGAGTATGAGGATTGACCTTTTCTCAATTTGTGCGAAAATCAGGCCGCTGAGTCTATCTGGCATCCAGCGGCCTTTCCTACATAGGAGTTGTGCATGACCGATGGACTGCGAGAAAACCTAACAAAGGTTTTTATGCTACCTAATTCAGCCATTGAATGGTTGATGATGGTGTATGACGCAATCCAAGTCTTTGATGATGTAGCGGATGGCGACCCAGTAGAGCGCAAAGACCTAAACGCAGTCATTTGGAATACGCTGGTGGGTATGCCCCAGAATACTTTTTTCATTGCTAATAGCAACCATTTAGTGCCTTTGCTGGCAACAATGATTCTTAAGTGGCAAGCATCAGATACGGCAGAGCAAAATAAACACGCAGATGCCAAGTCATTCATGTGGCGTGCAGGCTACTACGATCTTGTTTTGATGGCAGTCTCGCTGGTGCATGGTGCTGGTTTTGCCACTTTAAATGGTCATCACGTGATGGCCTTATATGGCGAAAAATTTGAAGATTACATGAAGGAGTTCAGCAATGCCTGATCCAATAACAGCCCTAATAGTAGGTGGAAGTGCACTTCTTGGCAGTTATGTGCAAAGTGAAGGGGCAAAAGAAGCCGCAAGTACACAGGCAGGAGCCGCACAAGCTGGAATAGCTGAACAGCGTACTGCCTTTGATAAATTGCAAACTTTGCTTCAGCCTTATGTTGATGTTGGCGCACCAGGAATAACTGGTTTAAGACCATACGCAGAAGCAGGTGCACCAGCTTTTGAGCAACAACAAGCCTTAATTGGGTTGCGTGGCCCAGAAGCAGAACGTGCCGCCATTGAAAGAATCAGTGGGGGTGCTAGATTCCAAGAAATGGCCCAACAAGGTGAAGAAGCATTACTGCAAAGGGCATCAGCAACTGGTGGTCTAAGGGGTGGAAATATTCAAGGTGCATTGGCCCAGTACCGCCCTGCACTGCTTTCCAGTTTGATTGAACAGCAATATGGCAGGCTGGGTGGATTGGCAGATATTGGACGTGAAACACAAACGAATCTGGCAAAAATTGGGCAAGCATCTGCAGCTGGTGTTGCGGCGCAAGGCGTTACAACAGGGACGAACGTTGCAAACCTATTAGCGCAACAGGGTGCGGCACAAGCTGGCGGTCAATTAGGTGAAGCCAGGGCTTATGGTCAACTATTAAATTTACCTTCTCAGTTCCTTGGTGTGCAGTATGGCGCAGGCGGTAAAGCTGGTATGGGCTTTGGGTTTTAAGGGATAAAACATGGCAACCATCAATCCATTTATGCAACCAATCAACTACGCCGTTGATGTACAAAGTCCATTTGAGGCGGCACTTGGCGGCTTTAAAATTGGCGCTGGAGTTGCTGAAATTGAAGCAGCAAAACAAGCCCGAGTGAAAGCACAAGCAACTCAGACCGAACTTGCAAATTTATTCAAAAACCCTAATGCAACAGCCGCAGATTATGATCGTGTAGTAGCCTTTTTGCCAAAAGATCAAGCAGCAATTGTGACGCAAGGTTTTGAAAGAAAAACCAAAGAGCAACAACAGAATGATTTGCGTATGGGCGCTGAAGTTTATTCAGCCATTAAATCAGGCAATCTTCCTGTTGCAAAACAAAGGCTGACAGATAAAGCCAATGCATTACGCAGTAGTGGGCGCGAAGATGAAGCCAAGGCAACCGAAGACTCTATAAATCTTATTGACCTCAACCCAACAGGAGCGCAGGCAACAATTGGCTTGTACATGGCAAGACTGCCTGGCGGTACAGACTTTCTTAATAATGCTGACAAAGTGCTTTCAACAATTAGATTAGAGACCCAAGCCCCAGCAGAATTGCGGCAAAAGATTGCATCCGCAGATAAAGCTGAGTCAGATGCAAAAACAGCACAGGCCACTGCCACCAGCGCACCAGAGAAAGCAAAAGCTGATGCAGCCCTAGCAAAAGCGCAAGCTGATACTGCAGCAATAAAACTTGAATATGCTAGAACCAATGAGGTGTTGGATGTACAAACCAAAGGTGAGCAACTTGGATTGACACGAGCTCAGATCAACTCGGCATTAGCAACAACTAAGAAACTTGGTGTGGAAACTCAAAAAGCTTCGCTCGAACTAGAAGCACTTAAAGCCACTGGCGGTGTTGACCCAGCCAAAGTATTTGACCAGGAAGAAAAACTGCGCAAGGAATATCAATCCAGAACCAAGGTCTATGGCGAACTTGGCTCAACTTATGCCAATATTGCATCATCTGCTAAAGCCCAAACTGGGCCAGGCGACATTGCTTTGATTACTGGATTTATGAAGATGCTCGACCCAGGTTCAGTGGTGCGTGAGACAGAATTTGCCACAGCCCGAGATACCGCTGGCCTTTACACAAGACTTGAAAACAGTTTGAAAAAGGCAGAAAACGGACAATTTTTACAAGCAAATCAACGCAACGAATTTGTTAGTCTAGCCAAGCAATATTTAGACTCAGCACAGAAAAAAGCAGGCGAAGATAAAAAAGCGCTTGGCGTAGTGGTCAAAAACTACAAACTAAATCCCGAAAACGTTTTTGGCCCAGAAACAGTAGCACCGCCAGAGACACCATCACCAAATAGCGTGACAGTTAATGGACAAACTTACACGCGCCCTGCAAACTTCACTGATGCGCAGTGGAACGCATACAAGCAATCTATGGGGGTGCAATGAGCCCAGAAGAATGGCTAGCATCCCAGACTCAGGCTGCACCTACGCCTGCGCCCATGCCTGCGCCTGCAAGAGCGCAAGTTACTGACCAAGCATCTAAAGACAAAGAGGTTGTCGAGATTTTGAAGCAGGAATTAAAAACTGCACAAACCAAATCACAATCCGGCGATCAAAGAGCGCAAGATGATGTTAAATCAATTGCCAGAGAATTGGCCCGCAAAGGAGTCACTGTAGACCTTGCTCCTGCCGCTATTCCTGCTCCCGTTGCTTCCGCGCCCGCTGCTGCATCAATGTCGCCTGAACAATGGGCGGTATCACAGCCAAAAATGGGATTCTTTGAGAGTCTAGCCGAACAGGTTACAGGCCGCGCACGCGCAACGCCTGAGACCCAAGCACTGCCAGAATGGGTTACTATGCCGGAACTCAACCAGTTGAGCGTGGCAGGCTTCAAAACAGCACTCGGAACGCTTCTCAGTGGCCCAAAGGAAACGGTTCAGGTCTTACAAGCCAACTTCCCTGGAGTTCAGGTTCGCCAAGATGCAAAAGGAAACTACCTACTCAAATCTTCGGTCGATCAAAAAGAGTATGCAATTACACCAGGCTTCACGATGGGTGATATTCCACGTGCACTTGGTGGTCTTGCAGCCTTTACACCCGCAGGCCGAGCCGCAACCATTCCTGGTGCAATAGTAGCTGCTGGCACAACTCAAGCAGCCATTGAAGCAACTCAAGCGGCAACTGGCGGTGAATTTAGCCCATCGGAAGTTGCAATGGCAGCAGCCACAGGCCCAGTAGGACAGGTTTTGCAGCGCGTTGTACCTCCGGCAGTCCAAGCAGTAAAGGCGGGCGCTCAGCGTATAACAGGCCCAGGTCGCGCACCAAGCACTCCAAGCGCTCCTATTGCCCCAACTGCCCCGCGCATAGAACCAACGCTTGAAGCACCACCTGTAGCACCAGCACCTCCCGTACCGCCAGCAGCAGCGCCAGGCGCATCAATGGGCACAGCAATGGCTCCAGGAGTCGCTGCACCAGCTGTAACCACTACCGTAACAACAGAAACCGTCAACAATTTAGTTCAAAAGGCATCTGGCAAAGGTTTGGGGTCAACAGCCGCACGTGACCAGTTGGCCGATCTTGCTCAAATCAACGTAGCAGCCAAAGAAGCAGCCGACCGGCTTGGCATCCAACTGCCTGCCGATGTGTTCAGTGATAACCCACAGGTTAGAGCAGCTGCTGGCCTAACCCGTTCGCTGGCCGCTGGTGAGGCCGAGGCAGCATGGCGCACTACCGTCACTCAGGCCGTCGATAAGGCCGATGATGTAATCAGGCAATTCGATGCTCAGTTTATTGAAGGTGCAGTGGCTCCTGGAGTAGTGTCGCAAAAAATTAAAGACTCGTTAATTAATGAGCAAAAAGCATTAGTACAACAAGCAAAAGTTTTGTACGATGAAGTTGATTTAAAAGTGCCAGAGCAAACGCTAATAACTTTTCCCGCATTAAAAGCAAAGTTGGCAGAAATCACATCAAGACTAGGCGAAGAAGGTGTTGAAAAAAATGCAACACTCAAAATGCTTAACAAAATGGTTAGTGATGCTGATGCTGGAAAAGTACCTTATGGTCGATTGAAAGAAGAAAAAACTCTGATTGGTGATTCAATCAAAGGTGTGCAAAATGATTATTCAAAAAGCACATCACAAGGTAGATTAAAAGAAATTTATGGCGCATTGGCAAAAGACCAGCTAGACAATGTTGAAAAGCTAGCAGATGCAGAGGTGCGCCAACAATTACGAAGTGCTAACCTATTAACGGCCAAAGAAAAAGCACTTGGCAAGCGCATTGTGAATGCTTTTGGCGAGGATATTGAAGGAAGTTTGGGTTCTAAATTACGGTCAGCAATTATCAGCGGCGGTAAAGGTGATACAGGCGACTTCAATCGTTTGTTAAAAATAGTGCCAGAGGAATTTCGCAAAGAGACGCTGGCAACAGCTTTGGCAGCAGCTACTAGGTCGGCAAGGGGCGCAGAAAAGGGTGCATTTGGATTTTCCGAGTTTGCTGATCTATACCCCAAACTGCGTGCTAACCCGCCTGTCTATAAAACCATTGTGGACACGCTGGGCAAAGACTCGGCAGATGTGCTGCGCGACCTATTTGAAGTCTCAAAGCGCATCACTGAGGCCCGAGCCAATGTCTTGACCACTGGGAAGGCAAATCAGGCATTTGGAAATCCTGAAGGTCTGATTGGTAAAGTCATGGAAAGCAGCATCACTCAGCGCATTGTGACGACAGTCACAGGCATGGTGCCTGGTGGTGGTGCAGTGGCCCCTGACATTATCAAATTTATGTCCACGGGTGCAGAAGATCGAGTTAAAGCGGCAGGAAAATTGTTTGCTGATGAGGCATTCCAAAAACTTGCAGTTGAGGCGGCAAGTAAGGCAGCGCCTAGCGCAGCTACTCTTCGTCGCACAGCTATGTCACAATCCTTCCAGAAATTTGCAGATGCAGTTAAACTGCCAAAAGCACTGGACGCAAGAATTCAATGGTTGCAGACAGCAGTCCAAGCCGAGCGCCAAGCCGACCAGGAGAATCAATAAATGTCAACACTCTCAGTAGAACCGCCATATCCAGCGTTTGCAGATGCTGATGGACAGCCGCTTGAGGATGGATACATCTGGATTGGCACGGTCAATCTAAACCCAATCACCAACCCGATTGCTGTATTTTTTGATGCTGCATTGACGATTGCTGCTGTCCAGCCAATCCGCACAAGTGGGGGTTATCCAGTCTACCAAGGCACACCAGCACGAATCTACACATCAAGCGATTACTCCATTCAAGTGCAAAACAAGAACGGCACGGTGGTTTATACATCGTTGAATGACAATGCTTTTGGTAGTGGTGTAGTAACTTCAAACGCAATAGGAACTGGGTCGCAAACTATTTTTTCAGTTACTTCTGCACCTTTGGCAATTTATATAAATGGTGTATATCAGAATCAAAACACCTACACATTTGCGAATAGCAATGTAACATTCACACAAGCACCACCATTTACCTCTATCATTGAATTTGTATTCTGAGGAATAAACTATGTTAAAAGCAATCTCAACCATCACGAACGCACTTGGTGCTTTGAACTATAAAGGCACATGGAATGCCAGCACCAACAATCCAGCCTTGGCAGATGGCACTGGTGCAAAGGGTGATTACTATGTGGTTAGCACCGCAGGAACGCAGACTTTTGGTGGTATCCAGTTATTTTTTGGTACTGGTGATTGGATAGCATACAACGGTGCAGTATGGCAACGTGTTGAGGGCGGTTCTGATGGTAACTTTGCCAATGTAACCCTGACTTCAACAGATGCGGGTGCAACAGCATCTCCATTGCTAGAGTTATATAGAGACTCAGCAAGTCCAGCTGCATCCGATACCCTTGGCGAGATTGAATTTAATGGTGAGGATTCTGCTGGCAACAAACAAGCCTATGGATTGATTCACGCTTCTATTCTCAGCCCAACGTCAACTGCTGAACAGGGCCAGCTTCACTTTGAGACTGCTACTGCTGGTGCATTGACTGAAAAGATGATTATCGGCACGACCAATCTTGTGATTAACGAGATCGGTGCGGTGTTCAACGTGCGGATTGAAGGCGACACAGATGCCAACCTGTTTTATACCGATGCAACAAACAGCCGTGCAGGTATTGGAATAGTTAGTCCAACAGAAAAACTTGATGTTGTAGGCAATATTAAATTGTCAGGAAATTTAATTCCTGCAAGTGGTTTTGGAATTGACTTTTCTGCTACTGCAGGCACAGGCACAAGCGAGTTGCTGGCTGACTATGAAGAGGGGACTTGGACACCTACTGACGCAAGTGGTGCAGCATTATCTTTAACTGGAACTTCAACCAATTGTTTTTACACAAAAATTGGAAACCAAGTTACTTGCATATTTAGTCTCA